GCCCGCGATCGGGGGCCGCGTTCGATCTCCACGTCGGCGTGGATACGAGATGAGGACGGCCTACTAGATACCTGGTGGCCGGGTGGGCCAATCGGGTGAGACAGGCCCTCGTCCCTGCTGGCCGGCAGCCTGCTCGCAAGGCCCCGGCGCTCATCGAGACCCGCACTATTCCGGCCCCCGTCAAGGGCTGGACGGCGCAGGATAGCCTGGTAGAGGCGCCGCCTGGCACAGCACCCATTCTCGACAACTGGTTCCCCGAGGCCGATGCTGTCCGCATCAGGCGAGGCTATGAGTCCTTCTCGACCGGGGTTGGCGGCTCCATCCGCACGATGATGGCTTACGTCTCCGGCACGGTGCAGAAGATGTTCGCCGCCCGATCGAACGGCAGCATTTACGACACGACCAGCGCCGGAGCGGCGACCTTGAGCTATTCGACGGGTCGTTCATCCGGCGACTATCAATGGACAATGTTCGGCAACGTCGCCGGGCAATATCTCTATGTCGTCAACGGCTCTGATCCGCCAATCTACTTCGACGGCAGCGCCTGGGTGGTGCCGGTGCTCACCGATATGCCCGACACCACCAACCTCATCGGCATCGTGGCTCACAAGAAGCGGCTATGGTTCGCCGAGGAGAACACACCAAGCGTGTGGTATCTAGATACCGATGCTATCGCGGGATCTCTAAGTGAATTCGACATCTCCGGACAGCTTACTAAGGGGGGCCACATTATGGCCCTTGCAACCTGGACAGTTGACGGTGGCGCGGGTGTGGACGACCTCATGGCCATCATCTCCAGCGAAGGGCAGGTCGTCGTCTATACAGGCATTGACCCCACTAGCGCTACTCAATGGCTATTACAGGGAGTCTATGACATCGGCAAGCCGATCGGCAGAAAGTCCGTGTACAAGCTCGGTGGTGACTTGGTGGTGGTCACTGAAGACGGGCTTATTCCGATGTCGGTGGCGCTCCTCACGGACCGAACAGCCGCTGCAGAAAAATCCTATAGTCGTCGTATACGAAGAGCATACAACGATGCAGTGCGGCTTGGTGTTGCAGAATTCGGCTGGCAGCTTGAGACCCATCCCCGTAACCAGATGGCCCTGCTCAACATCCCACCGGTAGCAGGCACGCCTGCCCAACAATTTGTGTATAACGTCACCACCGGCGCCTGGGCGCGATGGACCAACATGGACGCCACCTGCTGGCTCCAGTTCCAGGGAGGACTTTACTTTGGCGGACCAGCCGGAACGGTCTTCAAGGCGGACAGCGGCACATCGGACAATGGCGCGGCAATTCCGGCTAGGATGCTCCCGGCTTTCGATGATCTCGGCGCACCGGGACGTGTCAAATACGTCACTGGAATCACGCCTATCCTCAGCAGCGATGTCCCCAACGCTGACGCCCGTCCTTCAGTGGTGTGCGCGGTGGATTACACCGAGCCCGGCTACACCAATCAGGTCGCCGACGAAATCTCGCTAGGGGTTGGCAATTTCGGCGTCTGGGGCGTCAGCCTATGGGGCCAATGCGTGTGGTTTGGCCAGAGCACGACCCGCAAGTGGCGCTCCGGTGGTGGTATCGGCAAGGCCATATCGCCTGCCTTTTCGGTCGATCTTGCCTCGGCCACGTCGGGCAGCAACTTCCTCTATCGGGTCATTGGCTTCGACATCAACTTTCAATACGGGGCGCAGCTGTGAGGGTCTGGGTGGTCTTTTACGATTATGGCCGCGATGGCTTTTCCGATCCCGCAGGGGTCTTTTCGACCAAGAAAAAGGCAGAGGATTGGCTCAAGGGTACGGACCATTCTATGTCTATGCCTCAATCGTCAACATTAGAGATCGATGAGTTCGAGGTGGACAACCCTGACTTCTGGAAGACGCAGCCGACATGAGAGTTATTGTCGACAAGGCGGAAGAGGTCGCGGCCTGGGCCTCGAAGCGCCTCCATACCAAGTTCGTCGCCCCCTACAGCGCCATTGGCTTCGAGACTGATGCCGGCAAGCCGGTCGGGGCCCTGATCTTCAATGACTACACCGGCGAGAATATCGAGATGTCGGTGGTTGGCCTGTGGACCAAGAAGATGTTTCGGGTCGCCGGCGACTACTGCTTCAACCAGCTTAAAGTGCAGCGGGTGACGGCACGGACCAGGGTGGACAAGCCCAAGGTCATTAACGTCATCATTGCCGCCGGCTTTCGTTATGAGGGCCGAGCGCGGCGCTATTATCCCGATCAGTGTGACGCTGTGCTTTTCGGGATTCTGAAGGAAGAGTGCGACTGGCGGCTGCCGGCACAGACAGAAGGAGCATAATCATGGGTAGTGGTGGATCAGGTGCTGGAGCTGGCGGCGGCGGTTATAGCGGCGGCGGTCTGGCGAATACTGGTGGATCCGGCTACGGCGGCGATCTCGGTGGGTATGGAACCGCCGGAGAAATGTCGGGCGGCGCCGGCGGCAACGCTATGGGCGGGTTCGGCAACACGGGGGCGGGCGGCTCTGGCATGTCGGGCGTTTCCACCATGTCAGGGATGACCCCTCCAGGCTTTACTCCTGCTTATGGTGACCCACGCGGCTACAGCATCGGCATGGACGCTTATGGCAACTACAAGGGCACGCCTGGCTATGCTGGCGTAGGAGAGCCTGGCAGAGCCACGACCATGACGCCCAAGGCCCAGATGGATATGTTTGGCTACGTCAAGTATCCGACCAATCCGCCAGTGCCGACTAAGCCAGCACCAGCACCAGCGCCAGCACCAGCCCGGCCGGCCGCTCCTGCTCCGGCACCTGGGATCGGTACAACAAACATTAGCCGATACGGTGCCATGGGGCCGGGTGGCACTATTGGTTATGGTTCGAATTTAGGCTCGCTTGGCTCGATGAATCCTGGTGTGGGCTATAGTGGTTATGCTGGCTATGCCGGCAGTGGTTACGGTGGATATCCATCAAGCACGTCCTTTGGCATGGGGCTTGGTGGTGGAGGATTGTCTAGCCCATCTCAAGGGGGCATCCAAGGGTCTCCATCTGGACCTAGCAAACAAGGACCAACTGGAAATGTGAGGGGTGGCTGATGGGCTCTGGTGGATCCGGCGCCGGCGCTGGAGGGGGCGGCTATAGTGGCGGTGGCCTAGCCAACACCGGCGGGACTGGATACGGCGACGACCTCGGTGGTTATGGCACGGCCGGCGAGAAATCGAGTGGTGCTGGCGGCTCTGCCATGTCGGGGTACGGCAACACGGGTGCCGGAGGTTCTGGCATGGCTGGTATCTCAAACATCAGCGGATACACCTCTCCAGGATTCACTCCAGCCTATGGCGACCCTCGGGGGCTGAGCATCGGCATGGACGCTTTTGGTAACTACAAAGGCACACCAGGATATGCCGGCATCGGGGCGCCGGGGAAGCCGACGACTATGTCACCAGCGGCGCAAACCGAGATGTTTGGCTATGTCAAATATCCATCCAATGTCGTGCCGCAGCAGACCTTCAGCACTACTCTCCCGACCCAGACTGCCGGATTATTCGCGCCTAATAGCGTTCTTGGCACTATTGGATTTCCAAGCGCGCCGCCCTCACCATTTGGCGGCGTCCCTGGATCGATAGGAATGCCGACAGGCACGCGAGGCCTGCCGAGCGCCAGCAACAGGATAGGCAGCAGCCTGGGCGGCATGGCGGGCAACCCTGCTGGCGGTGGACTGCCGGGCGGCACCTTTAGTGGCAGCACTAGGGGGACGCTTGGCGGAGGGTTCAGTGGATCGGTCGGCAATGCCGGTCCCCGTGGTATGTCGGGAAGTCCCGCAGGCAGAAGGATATAGGTCATGGGTAGTGGCGGATCAGGCGCTGGCGCAGGCGGTGGCGGCTATAGTGGTGGTGGATTGGCCAACACCGGCGGCTCTGGATATGGTGGCGACTTGGGCGGTTATGGTACCGCAGGAGAGATGTCGGGCGGCGCCGGCGGCAACGCAATGGGTGGATTTGGCAATACCGGGGCCGGTGGTTCTGGCATGTCTGGCGTCTCTACCATGAGCGGCATGACGCCTCCCGGCTTCACGCCAGCCTACGGTGATCCACGTGGCACATCAATCGGCATGGATGCCTTCGGCAACTATAAGGGCACTCCGGGTTATGCCGGCATTGGAGCTCCAGGCAAGCCAACGACGATGAGCCCAAAGGCACAAATTGAGATGTTCGGCTATGTGAAATATCCCTCCAGCGTCGTGCCACAGACCTTCAGCCAGGCGCTTCCGACACAGACACAGGCGCTCTCAATGATGGTTCCTGGCGCAGTCCCTGGCTACGTCAACACGCCGCCGGCACAGTTTAACAGTTCAACGATAGGGCCAAACACCCCTCGGGGAATTCCAGGTCTTGGTCCTCAAATGACTGGTGGCATGGGGGGCGGTTTCGCTCCGGGAGCAGGCCCAGATCCATCCATTGGAAATAGGGGAACCGGTTTTGGAGGGTTATCCCTTGGAGAGGGTAGAGGGGTAGGCTTAGGGGCCGGTCCAGGTGGGCCGCTCGGCTTCGGCGGGACCCGCCGGATGTAACAGGTTTTCGCTCGGCTCCTCATATCGGGTCGCGAACCCGCGGTCCATGGAGGTATCGCTGGGCTTGTTCGGCGGCGGACAGATGGCCAGCAAGTGACACAGCATTATCGCGTATAATCCTGACATCTCGCCACGCCACTCCACAAATGAGGTCTAATTATGGGCAGAGGTATGCAAAACCCAGCACCGTATGGTCAGATGGGCGATCTCCCGAGGTTTGACTTCAATTCGGGGCAATGGAGCCATCCTTTCGCCGCGCAACCATCGGTGCCGCTGCCGCCCCAGCCGCCAGTTACACCATCAGGCCCACCGGCCAATGCTGGTGGAGGTACCAGCGCCGGCTTCCCCGGACAGGGCGGAGCGTTTCCCGGACAGGGCGCGACGACTGGCGCATTTCCCGGTGGTGCGGCTCGACGTGTCTTTCCCCATGGTGCGACTGGTAACACCACCGGTCGCGTCGGCAGCGGCTGGGGTAAGATATCCGGCCGAGATGAGTAACAACCAATAGTGAGGTTTAGTTATGGGCAGAGGTACACAGGCACCCCCACAGTTCGGCCAGGGCCGTCCTGACGCATCGAACTTTCCTAGCCAGCCTGGGTTTCCATTCCCCGGCAATGCTGGAGCTCCAGGCAGTTCGCCTTCACCTCCATCGACATTCCCAGGTAGCGGTGATTTCTCTGGTGGTGGCCATACTGGCGGGGTGTGGCCCGGTGGTGGCGGTGGGCTAGCCCCTGTCGGCGGCGGCGCCGGCAACAGCGGCGCATTCCCTGGGCAGGCCAATAGTGGCGCCTTCCCCGGCCAGGCCAATAGCGGCGCGTTTCCAGGAATGCAAAACCGCAATGAGTCAGGTCCCGGCAATGCTCTCAGCCGGTCCTTCTCGGCCACCGGCTCAAGCGGTGCCAATCGTCCCAAGGGTAGCAGCACATGAACTCGCCACAGCAGCCGTCGCCGGCCCAGACGGCTTCGGCACAGATGGGCGTCAACAACCAGCAGGCAGCACTTACCCAGGCCTATGGGATGCCCAATCAGGTCACGCCCTACGGTACCCAGACCAGCCAGCAGACCGGCACCAGGACCGTTCCCGCGGTCACCAAGGTCAACAAGAAGGGCCAGACGGTCGTCGTCACCCCTGCCTATGAAGTGCCGGTCTATACCCAGACCACCACCCTAGACCCGGCCCAGCAGAAGCTGCTCGACCAGCAGAACCAGTTCGGCGCTGCCACCAATGCGTTGGGCATTGAGCAGGTTGGTCGTCTGGGCGATCTTCTGAGCAAGCCTCTCGACATGTCGAATGACAGTGTCAGCGGCTATATCACCGACCTCTACCGCAAGCGCCTCGATCCGATATGGAACGAACGGGCCACCCAACTAGACACATCGTTGCGCAACAAGGGTCTGCAGCCGGGCACGGCAGGATATGACGCGGCAATGCGCGACTTCAACGCCGGTCGCAACGACGCCTATGACACGGTGCTGCGCAATGCCCGCGCGCAAAGCGTGCAGGAGATGCTCACGGCGAGGAACCAACCCATCAATGAGACGACGGCCCTGATGAGCGGCGGCCAGGTTAGCCTGCCACAATTCGCCAATATCGGCGGTCCGCAGGTCCAGGGTGTGGACTACGCCGGGTTGCAGGCCAACAACTACAACCAGCAGATGGCGCAACAGAACGCCTTCCTGGGCGGGCTGGCCGGTCTGGGCGGTGCTGGAATACAGGGCCTTGGCATGTATGCCAGCCGCCCCGGCGGATGGCTTAATCCGACAAGGACAGCATAAATGGCACTCCCGAGCTTTGTCATACCGCCCGGCGAGAAGGGCATTGAGCGCCGGCGCCGTCTGGCTGAGGTGCTGGCCGAGCAGGGCACCAGCACGGCGCCAGTGCAGTCATGGACGCAAGGGGCCGCCAGGGTGGCCCAGAGCCTCGCCAGCGTGCTCGGCAACTACCAGGCCAACCAGATGGAGGGACAACGCCAGAGCGCCCTGGCGCAGGCCCTGAGCAGCGGTACCCCTGATGAACTGATAAACAGCGGCATCCCGGAATTACAGCAGGCGGGCCAATTCAAGCTGGAACAACAGCAGAGAGAGGCGGCAGCTGCACACCAAGCGGCGCAGGATGAACGTCAGGCTCGGCAGGATGCTGCTGCTGCCGAACGCCAAGCCAGCGAACCACCTCATGTTCAGGAGATCAAAGGCCCCAATGGCGAGACATTAGGGCTTGCTCAATGGGACCGCGCTCAGCGCCGATATGTGCCCTTCCAGGCACCTGAAGGGGTGGCGCGAGCAGCTGGCCTGGGTGGCATTGCCCAATCCAACAAGCCTCTCACAGAAGGAGAGGCGAAATTGAGCATGTATACAAACAGGGCAGTGAAATCCAATGACCTGCTAAGCGGAGGCGCCGATACAGCTCTGACAGACCTAACCAGCACTATGGCAGCGCAAGCCCCTGGGGCATTGGCCCCTCTTGGGAACTATATGAAAACACCAGGGTACCGCGATGCCGAGGGCTGGGGTGGAGAATTTCTTACGGCGATATTGCGTCAAGAGTCACAAGCAACGATCCGCCCGGATGAAATGCGAGACTATGGCAAGGTATTCCTGCCGCAGCCGGGCGATCAACCGCGCGATATTGAACGCAAACGCGGCGCTCGTGTTCGGGCCATTGAGGGGCTGAAGCTGGGTCTGGCATCGCGTGATATCCTCTTGCAGGAAATTGACCGTCAGCGGGGCGGATTGGCTCCTCCGGGATCGCCGCCTGCCAGTGTAGCTCCACCTCCTGCCGCCGCTCCACCGCCAGCCACTCCAGCTGCAGCGGGGCCGCAAATTATGGGTGGGACTGACAGCGGCAATAGGCCAGCACCTTTGCCACAGATCATGACGCCGGCCGACTTTGCAACATTACCATCGGGGGCACACTTTCTCGACCCTAACGGCGATGAGAGGGTTAAGCCGTGACAGATTGGTGGGAGGCGGCACCTCTAGCCAAACAAGCTCCAGTGCCGGCGGCACCTCAATCACAGGATAATTGGTGGGAGGCGGCGCCATTGGTATCGGCAGCACCAGATCCCTCCACGTCCGTTGGTATGGAGATGGGCGACCAGATCCTGTCGCTGGGCGGGGCAGTTCCTAGCGCCGCTCCCGTCCTTGCTGGAGGGCTGAACTACATCAAGGAAGGTGGCGCCGAGGGGTCTTATGGGCGCGGCCATGACGCCAATATCGCTCGCCATGAACAATCTCGGACAGCCAATCCGCGAGCAACTATTATCGGCGACGTTGCCAGTGCATTGATACCAATCCCCGGCGTTGCCGCAGCTGCAGCACCTCGCTTGGCTGCCAGGGCTGTTGAGGGCGCCCTACGGTGGGGTGGTCGTGCCGGGCAGGGGCTGACTGCATATAGCGTTTACAATGATCTGCAGCGCGGCGAGACGCCAGGTGTTGGTGATCTGCTTAGCTTTGCTCTTGGCAGGGGTTCCACCAGGCTCGCCCGCACCATGCGAGAAAGTCGCTTGGCAGCTACTGCAGCAAAGCGGGGCAGCAGACCAATGTCCGAGGCCATGAAGGCAGAGCGCGAGGCCAGTTCTCGTGTCGGCGGGTTACAGGGATCAGAAACGCCGCCGGGGCTTTCTCAGGAGATGCTGGACGCCCTCAAGCGCGGCAAGTTCCGTCATCAATACCACAACGTCAAGGGGGGGATATAACTTGCCCCGTAACGGTTCAGGAACATACCTCCCGCCAGCAGGCACCTTTGGCGTCTTCAATGCGATCATCGATGAAGTCGCCTATAATGGGTGGGTCACCGATCTTTCGACCGCGATGTCAGAGTCGATCAACACCAGTGGCACCAAGCCATGGTCTGCCTCCCAGTCAATGGGAGGGTTTAAGTTAACCTCGCTGGGCGCCGGCTCTGCGCTTTCCGACGCCGCCAATCTGCAACAGGTGCAGCAGCGCATCGTCGCCTGGGCACAGGCTGCCGGCACTGGTGATGTTATCACCGCCACATATTCCCCGGTCATCAGCGCCTATGCCGACGGCATGACGCTGGGGTTGCGGGCGCTTTTGGCCAATACCGTCGCGGCACCGACGTTCAATGCCAACAGCGTCGGGGCGCGCAAGATATTCAAGGCGGCCGGCAGCCCATTGGTGGCAGGCGACATTGCCGGCGCCGGGCATGACCTCCAGCTGACCTACAATGCCTCCCTGGACGCAGGTGCTGGCGGCTGGCTCCTGCACAATCCCCAATCGACGCAATCGCTCAACATCACCGGGCAGACTGCCCTCACCGCTATTGCTATCGATGACGAGTTCCCCGTTTACGATCTCAGCACCACCACCAACAAGAAGATCACCACACTGAACCTGTGGGGCGCCATCAACGTCTTTACCGCCGATGCCAGCCCTGACCCCAATGCCGACTTCGTGGCTAGCTATGACACCAGCGCTCTGCTGGCCAAGAAGGTGCTGCACCGCAACCTGAAGGTTCAGGAGAGCTTCGCCTTCGCCATTGGTGACGAGACCACGGCGCTGACAACCGGGACAGGCAAGCTGTCCTATAAATGGCCCTATCCTTTTGTCGTGACAGAAGTCCGCGGCTTTCTGACAACGGTGTCGAGCTCCGGCTTGGTGACGGTCAACATCAAGGAGGCGGGGGTCTCTATATTCTCGACGCAACTTACCTTCGACGCCAACGAGGATACCACCACCACGGCAGCGACCCCAGCAGTCGTCTCCGACCCCAACATCGCCAATGACGCCAAGGTGACATTCGACATCGTCACGGCAGGCACTGGCGCTGCCGGCCTCAAGGTGACGGTAATCGGGTATCGCGCCTGATGCCTGTCCTACTCAATCCCTTCCGGTTTGGCGGTGGCATTACTGGCGGCCTGGTCGATCTTCAGGAGAGCACCAGCAACACCCCGCCATGGACCTTCTCAACCGTCGCCATAGGCACGGCTGCAGCCAATAGGGTGGTTGTGGTGGGGGTTGTGGCCTATGACGCCGGCGCCAACCAGATCACCAGCGTCACCATCGGCGGCAATGCCGCCACTAAGGCGATCGACACTAGTACCGCAGGGGCGATCGGCACGGCTCGAGTAGCGGGAATCTACTATCTGGTTGTCGCCGCCGGGGCTACCGCAACCATTGTGGTAAATGCCCTCAACAGCCCGGCAGTCTCGGCGGCGATCGCAGTATGGGCGATCTATCCCGCCTCGTCAACGCCGGTCGATGCCGTTGCTGCCGAGGTCAATACCGCCGCATCCGTTACCGCCTCTAACGTCGCCATCACCAGCGGTGGCATCGTCTGCGCCGTTCACCAGCATGACAACAACAATGCTACCACCTGGACGTGGACGGGTGTTGATCCTGTCACCGAGGAAACAGATCAGGCACTGGGCGATTCCGGCATCATCTGGTCGGCGGCAACCATTCGCCCTACCGTCAGCACAACCACCGATGATCTGACCGCGGCGCCGTCGAGCGGCACGCCCAACCAGTCGATCGCCGCTGCCAGCTGGGGACCATAGGAGGCCCTGCCATGATCGGGACATTAATCCACCTGATTATCTACATCATAATTTTGGGGGTAATCTGGTGGCTGCTCGACTACCTCATCAGCGCCCTGCCGGTGCCAGAGCCGTTCGCCAAAGTTGCCCGCATTCTACTGGTCGTGGTGGCCGTCCTCATCATCGTCATGCTGCTGCTCAATCTGGTGGGGGGTCTGGGGTCGTTGTCGTTGAGATGACGCCTTTAGGATGCTCGGCCTGATACCAATCGACTAGCCGACCTAACCCTTCGAGGTCTCGAGCTTGGCATTCAAGCATGTCAGCGGCGCGTTGTGCTTGTGGTGACCAGTCGAGGGTGGATCTGATCCACCGCACTGTTTCGGATACGTCATCCGGCATGGCAGACGGGGGAGGTATTACGCCGCCGAGTTGCGCTGTAGGGTCGAACGTGGTTTCCCGGCGAGCCTCATAGGCGCGGATGGCGGCTTTCATATCGTGCCCATAGCAAGCGCGGCCGCTTGACTTGCAATAGGCATAGCAGGCCGCCTCCAATCCCACCTGATCAATCTCGCTCATTTCTCCCTCCTAACTAATCTCCCATCCATAAGGCGTTTCCAGTCGCTTCTGCGGCTCCCTGGCATCGGCTGTCGTGGCCGCTTGATGTTGGCCTCTCGGTCGGTCAATCGGTCAGCCTTGGCCCTCACAGGGGCCTCTGCGCCCGTTTTCTCGGTGTGGTGAAATTGACACAGCACCTGACAATTCCTCAGTGAGTTGTCGCCACCCATGGAAACGGGGGTTTCGTGATCGTAGTGACTGACCTTGCCGCCGAGCAACATGCCGCAGCCGGGCCATTGGCACCGGCCGCCGCTGCTGCGCCACGCCTCACGGCGCGTGACCTTGGAGAACTCGTCAGCGTATCTGCGCGACATTCGACTCAGCCATCCCCAAACTCTCCTCAAGAAGCGCTACACGGGTCTCCAACGCTTCGATCCTCTTCAGCATCGCCATTCTGCTGTGCGGCTTGCCCGGCGATCCAGGGTTCTCCCTGCCGATGTGCTTCCGGCGAAAGTCCCTGATCTGCAACCCGGTATAGCCGAATTTCTCGCCCACCTTCGCATCGGTCCAGTCGCCCCGATACTGGCAATAGGAGATGCCGCTGTTGGGCGACTTGACCAGCTCAGTGCAATTCCGCAGATGGTTGTAGACGTTGGTCTGCTCGACAAAACCGACCAACTGCCTTCTCTTGGTTAAAGCCATCGTCTTTCCTCCTTAGATTTTCATCATCCGATAGTTTGCCGATTGTGACCGCCAGACCTCTATCCGCATGGCGGCAGCCTCTCGCATGGCCTTGGCTGTAGCTATTGCGCCAGCCGCTTTTGCATCCCGCATGATCGCAAGGTGGTATGCCTCGCTGCTCCTGGCCTCTCGCTCCTGAGCACTGACGGGACCGTCGTGCTTCTTCATCTCCATGGCCAAGGTATATTTGACCATGTGTTCCTCGAAGCGAGCAGACCGAGTCAGATCTCCAATCTCAGCCGCGCTATCCCTGAGGTAGTCGAGCGCCTTTTGCACGCTTTCCTCGGTGACGATTTCTTGATTAGTCATCGAAAACAACCTTGATAGTTTTGGGACCGCCGAAGTAGCCTTCACGGATAAGTCTCTGGCGCAATCTTTCTCGTTCGGCATTGGCCTCTGCTTGGTCGTTGGGGTGGTATGTTGACCATTCCCAAGGGAAGATGCCGAGCGGCCATGGAAACAGCGTCCGCCATGGCGGATAACGGCGCCATACCGTTTGCAGCCAAACCACTTTGCCGGGCTCTGTTGTCATCTCGTGCGGTAACCATGCGAATTTTCGGTGCCACTCGCAGAGATTTACTTGTTTGGACTGCCACTTCATGGGTCGTCGCCCGCCATCGCCATGAGACTCATGAC